ACCATTACTCTCTCCTATAGTGGTCCCTAATAGAGATCGCTTATGAAACCTTGGTTTTGGGGGTTGGTGTTTCTTATTTGTTGAGGAGTCATACCCATAGCAGTCTGAGAGATGGTGTTATTTAACAGGGAGGACCAGTTATCTGTGTGTATTGAAAGGAGTTCATCTTGCCTTCTAGCCATGTTTAGGTCTTCGTTTTGGGCCATATAGTCAGTCCAGTAGGCAACTGCACCTGCAAGGGAATCTACGAGGTCATCATGTACTAAGGAACCTCTGTGACGGGAGATGCGTGATAGCTGATAGACAAGTTGAAGTTTTAATCTACGTTCTGGAGTTTCTTGTGGATTGGAACGGAAGTCTTTTTCTATCACTTTGCGGTCAATAATTAGTCGGTGAGAGTTCATAACAGGTTCTAGTGTGTCAATTATGCGTAATTCTTTGGTCTTGTTGTTTCTGATGTCTTCGATTTGACAGGGGTGTATGCGAGAGATGAAGGGTTTTAGAAGTTCAGCGAACATACCACCGCCAAAGTTTTGTTCTATGAGGATAGTATTAATATTATTTTCCTTAGCTAGTCTTGATATTTTAAGCAGAACGGGGTCTGTATAGCCCCCAGACAG